CAAAGAAAAAGAAATGAAAAAGGATTCTAGGCTGGAAAGAGCAGGAGTGTCTGGATATAATCGCCCTAAAAAAACCCCAACACATCCTACTAAATCTCACATTGTTGTAGCAAAGGACGGTGATCAAGTTAAGACGATTCGGTTCGGTCAACAAGGTGTTTCAGGTTCTCCAGAAGGTTCTGCTAGAAATAAATCATTCAAGGCTCGCCACGCTAAGAACATTGCTAAAGGTAAGATGTCTGCTGCGTACTGGTCTGATAAGGTGAAATGGTAATGGCTACATTCTTAGACTGCATCAATGGTGTTCTACGCCGTATACGAGAGACAGAGGCTATCACGCCAACTGATACAGCCTATGTTAAGTTAATTGGTGATTTTGTTAATGAAGCTAAGAGAGAAGTTGAAGATGCTTGGAACTGGTCTGTGCTTCGTACAACAAAAACAATTACCACTGTTAGCGGCACACAGAACTACGAAATACCTACTACTAATCCAAGAGCAAGGTTGTTAGTGGTTTACATACCATCGCTGAAGAGAGATCTTCAGCAAGCTACACAGAATCAAATGCATGAATGGAATAATCTTCAAGGTTCAGTGAATGGAGATCCTTTTTATTTTTCTATTGGTAACAGCACATCATCTACTGGTGTTATTACTCTTGATCTATGGCCTATCCCATCGTCAGTGCTAACGGTAAAGGTAGACTGTGTTATACCACAGGCTGATTTGTCCGCTGGTACTGATGTTGTTTATGTCCCTTCAGAGTTAGTTATCCAAGGTGCTTATCTTCGTGCTATCAATGAACGTGGTGAAGATGGTGGACGTTTAAGCGAACAACAAGCTGATCTGTATCGTAAAGCAGTGGCTTCTTATATCTCTATTGAGGCAGAGCGTTACGGTGATGAAACAACCTGGGAGTGGTCATAATGGCTGCTGAGCTACAATCAGTAAGTATTGTTGCCCCAGGCTTTGCTGGTCTCAATACTCAAGACTCTTCTGTAGCTTTACCTAAAGAGTTTGCACTTCGTGCTGAGAATGCTGTTATTGACCAATACGGTCGTATTGCAGCTAGGAAAGGTTGGGATAACGTTAACACTACGTTAGGTTTTAACGGTGAAGAACCATCATTGATCTTTGAGATTGTTAAGTCTGATGGTACTACAGTTATCGGTTCTATCGGTGATAAGAAGATCTTCACTGGTACGACAACACTTACTCAGGTTTACTCTGATGCTACCTGGACAGCACAGAACTGGAAAGCAGTAAACTTTAATAGTCATACTTACTTCTTTCAACGTGGTCATGATCCATTGTTGTATGATCATGCTGGTAACACATGGCAGAAGATGTCAGCACATGCTTCCTATTCAGGTACTGTGCCATTAGCCAATGAAGTGTTAGCAGCTTATGGTCGTCTATGGGTTGCGGACACCACCACAGATAAGAAGACAGTTACTTGGTCAGATTCATTGATTGGTTATAAATGGAATGGTGGTACTCACGGTTCTATCAGTATTGAATCTGTCTTAACTAATGGCTCTGACAGTATCACAGCCTTAGCAGCATTTAACGGCTTGTTGATCATATTCTGTAAGAAAAGCACTATCATCTATTCTGGTGCTGAAAGTGATCCTACAACAAACCTTCAGTTAGTAGAAGTTATTGATGGTGTAGGATGTATTGCTAGAGATTCTGTACAAGATGTAGGTAGTGATATCTTCTTCTTGTCTGATACAGGTGTACGTAGTCTAGGTAGAACTATTCAAGAGAAATCAGGACCATTGTTCGATGTATCAAGGAATGTCCGTGATGACTTGATTGTTGATGTGATCACTAACGCAACTACTGATGACATCAAATCTGTGTTCGATGAACGTAACGGATTCTATCTACTTAGTTTACCGTCAAGGATCTACACCTATTGCTTTGATCTTAAACAACGACTACAAGATGGTAGCTGTAAAGCAACTACCTGGACTATAGCTCCTAAGTCGTTATTGTCCACCAGAGACAGGAAACTATACATCAGCCGTGTAGGTTATATCGGTGAATATGGTGCTCTGTACTCTGACAATGGCAGTTCATTCAGGTTTGCTTATTACACATCACACATTGATGCTGGTAATGCCTCTATCATAAAGATCTTAAAGAAGTTTGCCATGCTTGTTATTGGTGGCTCTAACACTGAGATCTTCTTAAACTGGGGTACAGACTATTCAGGTAACTACTCAGCAGCTCAGATAGCTTTACCATCAAGACAGCCAAGAGCAGAATACAACATATCTGAGTACAACATAGCTGAGTACAATTCAGGAACAATCATCAATCAACTAAGACAACAAGTAAGCGGTTCTGGTAGAGTGTTTCAGATTGGTATTGAAGCCAACATTAGTGCTGATGTATTGTCTATTCAACAAATCGATGCCTTTTTCAAAACTGGTAGAATCGCCTAAGGACAACGAATAATGTTTACAGAAGAGGAAATCAGGAACATACTTCCTGCTAACTGGGACAAATTAGGGGCAGGTGACAAAGCTAAGTTCTTTAAGGATGTAGGTATATCTACAGATAACTTAGTTAGTCTTGGTGTTATTAAACCAGAAGATACTGCTTGGTTTGCTGAAAGAGGCGTTGCAGCGAAGTCAAACATACCTACATTTACTGATCAGATGGGTTTCCAAGAAGAGAGTGGAACCGTTGTTAGAAGCGCTAAAGATCAGCAAATTGATTGGTTGTTTGAACAAGCTAGGGTTGCTCAGTTAACACCTGCTCAGAAAGCTATTGAAAGTGCTAGGTACACAGAAAGCTTAGAAGGCGGTAACGAGACACGATACAACCCAGTTAACTTCCAAGGGCGTGATTGGCTTGTTGGACCTTCAGGTGATAATCTAGTCACTATGTCTACAGATCAGTCAGGTCTATCAGGTAATAATAAACGATATGATGTCTTAGATCCTATCACAGGACAAGTAAGTCAAGTTGTATCTGAAGATCGTTCAATGTGGCAACGATTTGTTAGCGCACTTCCTCAGATTGCTTTAGGTGCTGCTGCTGTTATCGGTGGTCCTGCTTTATTGGAAGCTGCTGGTGGCTTGTTTGGTGGTGGCGCTGGTGCAGCAGAGCTTGGTGGCTTAGGTGCTCTTGGAGAAGGCGCTGGTGCTGCTGGAGCCGGAGCAGGTACGGTTACAGGCGCAGGAGCATTAGGCGGTACAGCAGTAGGAGCTGGTACAGGTGCTGGTACAGCCGCTACAGGTGCTGCCACAGGTGCTGGTGTTGGTGCTGGTGCTGGCACAGGTGTTGGTGCTGGTGCAGGTGCTGGCACAGGTGTTGGTGCTGGTGCAGGTGTTGGTGCAGGTGTTGGTGCTGGTGCAGGTGCTGCCACAGGCGCAGCAGCCACAGGAGCCGCTACAGGTGCAGCAACTGGTGCTGCCAGTACACTGTTTAACCCAGCATCGTTGTTTACCACAGCAGCTAACACCTTACTACAAGGATTAACGAACACTAACGCACAGAATGTTCTTGGTGGTTTGATTAGTTCTGGTGCTAACTTAGCAATGATCCAGGATGCTGCTAACAAGCTACGTCAGCAAGGACAACTAACTCAAACAGAATACACTAACTTAGCTAATCAGTTAGGTGGTCAGTACGATGCAGCGGGAGCAGCAGCTAGGTTAGGTCAGACACAGATTGCTCAAGGTATTCTTCCTTATACACAAGCATTAGGTAACACAGCACAGCAAGGTTTGATGAATGTAGGTAAAACTGCTGCTAACATGGTTGGTCAGTTTACACCTTATGGTGTTACTGGTTCTTTGTTCGGAACTACCTATGATCCTAAGACAGGACAGGTTAACACTGCCTTGACAGAAGATGCAAGAGCTGGTATATATAATCCATTAGCACAGTCTGTTTATCAGTCTATCAATGCTGCTAACATGACTAACGTAGACCAGCTTAGTCAGGATTACTACAACAAGTTAGCTGCATTGTCTGCACCTGAAGTAGAGCGTCAACGCCTTGCTACAGAGGCTAGGTTACGTGCTCAAGGAAGATTGGGTGTAAGTGGTTCAGCTTTTGGTGGTTCTTCACCAGAGCTGTTAGCACAGGAACAAGCCATTGCTAGACAGCAACTAGAAAGAGAGCTACAGTCTAGACAGGCTGCTTTAGGAGAACGTGGTACGCTCCTCAGCCAAGGCACTGCGGCACTAGCACCTATACAACAGTTAACACAGCAAGAGATGGCACAGGCTCAGTTGTCTGGTCAGTTAGGTCAACTAGCACAACAAGGTAGGATCAGTGCAGCAGGATTGTTCGCTCAACCAGCAGCACAGGGTTACATGACGCAGGCTCAGACAGGCTTAGCAGGTCAACAGTTAGCTGCTAATGCTCAACAGGCTGGTGTACAGCAACAGTTACAAGCACAGTTAGCTGGTTTGAATGCACAAGGTAACCTACGTAGTCTTGGTCTAGCAGGTAACTTACAAGCCCAACAAGAAGCACTAGCTAGTTTAATGTCTGGTAGACAGAATGTAGCTAATCAGATATTAGGTAACCAAGGTGCTTTAGGAAGTGCTGCTGGAGGACTCTTAAGTAATATACTAAATCCTAATGCTGCTGGAAACATCAATAGCTTAGGTTTTGGTACTGGACTAGGATACGGTAATCAAGACATTGGTCAGTTTCTAATGTAAGGAACAGTAATGGCACAGCAACAAAGTCTATTTGGTCCAAGCATCTACGATGTACAACAACAACAGATGCAACAGGACAGAGAAAACGCAATAGCTCAAGCTCGATTAACACCATATCAAAGCATTAGGGCTGGTGCTGCTATGGCGGGTACACAGGCTGGTAGATCTATTGCAGGGTTGTTCGGTGTGGAAGACCCTAAGCTGAAGGAAGCATCAGCTAGGCAGGAACTAAAGAATGCTATCTCAGCACAATGGGATGGACAAGACCCTGTAGTAGCTTACAAGATCATGGCTAAAGAAGCTGCTAGGCTTGGTCTAACACAGGAAGCTATCGCTGCTGCTGCACAGGTTAAGGCTGCTGAAGAGTCTAAGGCTAAGACTGAGCTTGGTAAGATGAAGACAGAAGCTGATATAGCTGAGAGTAGACAGCGTGTTACTGCTTCACAAGGACAAGAAACAAGAGCGTCTGCTGAAGAAGCACGTAGACAAGATGTTTATAACACATTCACTAAAACAGCTAATGATTTAGAATTAAAAGCAAAACGAGCAAGTCTTGCTACAACAGAACTAAATCAACAGAAAGCAAGAGAAGAGATTAAGTCTATACAACTTAAGATTAGAGAACAAGAAGCAGAATTACGTGCTATGCCTGATGATGTTCGTAAGGCTATGGCAATAGCTAAACTAAACCAGCTTAAAGCACAGGTTAACGAATCTGCGGCAAGGGTTGGTTTAATTGGAGCACAAGCGGCACAGGTCAGTCAAGATACAAGTATGGGTAAAGTATCTATTATCCCTCCAAGCATACCAGGAGAAACCCCAACTGTTGTTAGGGTTACCCCCACAGGAGCGTCTATGCTTAATGTTAGCGGAGGTGCGAATGTTTTACCTTACCCTGGAAGCCAAACACCTACTTTAGATCAACTCTTAGCTGATGAATTAGCTAAGAGACAAGGCAGAGGTAAGTAATGGCCTTAGACCTTTCGTTACTGTCAGATAGTGATCTCAAAGCTTTAATAAGCAGAGATCTTTCTAAAGTATCAGATGAAGGACTAAATTATCTAACTAAAAATGTTGGTGCTGGTGAAGCTTTTTTAAGCAACGTAGAACGTGGTGTCACTGCTTCAATGCGTGGAGCAGGACAACTTATTAGACAGGCTGCCCCATCAGCTTTTGAACAAACGGTAGCCCCTTCTTCGCCAGAGGAAGTACAGTTACCACAATTCACAGAAACCCCTGACATAGAACGTGAACGTAAAGCTAGGATGGCTAGAGAGGTACGTCCTGTAGCTGGTTATGGTGGTCTTATAACAGGTGCTGTAGCTGATCCTCTAAACCTTATTCCAGTAGCTAGAGCAACTAACGTAGCTAGGGGTATTGCTGGTGGTGCTACAGCAGGTGCATTAGCTGGTACGTTAGAACCTACCTTCCAAGAGTTCGGTGATTCTAGGGTACAGAATATCGCTGTTGGTACTGCCTTTGGTGGTGCTGTAGGTGGTGTTATTGGTAAGTTATTTGGAAAAGAGATTGATAATATCTCTAAAGGATTAAAGACTACTGACGAAGTTACTCCAACACCATCCGCTACTGTAGAACAACCAACAACACCAGCAACCTTTGAATCTCCTGAAGTACAGCGCATCATTGATGAAATGGGATCTACTGGTGCTGTACCTAGACAGGCTGCATTGTTATCAGAGCAACCACCTAAAATGGGGTTTGCTGAATTCATGCAGAGAGAACAGGCTAGAGTAGCCCCAGGAGAAGCTGTACAGCAAGAAGCTGCGTTATTACGTCCTATCACTGAAGAAGCTCCTACAGGCCCTACAGGGCTTGCTAGGGTTATGCAAATGGAGCAGCAAAGGCTTGCTGATGAACAACCTAATGTAGGTGCTTTACTTACTAAAAGGTCTGATGATTACTTTACTCAAACTGCTAGAGTAGCTGATGAAGGTATATCTACACCGAAGGTGCAGCAACTAGCAAAAGATACTGGACAAGATATCCGCACTGTGTTAAAAGATGTTAAGGCTAGTGACGATGTATTAAAAGCTTTAGATGAAGCTAATCTCACTCAGTTACCTAAGACATTTGATGAGGCGATAGATGTACTAGAGAATACGCCTTCACTAAGGAGAATACTAGATGCGTGTCTGTAATGCAGAAGCTGTTGTACGTGCTGTTGTACCACGTTATAAGTGGCAAGACTTGTCCGAAGCACAGCGAGAGAAGATATTTAGGCTTGGGCCTGAAGCGTCTAAACATATCATGGAACGTGGTGATACCTTAGATGGTCTAACCATGAGGGATGTTTATGACAGCATTGGTGAACAGTTCCAACAAAGGATGACCGCAGCATCAAGAAATGTTGTACCGGACAAGAAAGTTATTGATAGTGTTGATAAGTTCTTATCGAACAAAGATGTGGGCTTTGCTGGTGATTGGGTTAAGACAGCATGGTCTAAAGGTAAAGCATTTAATGCTGAAGAACTAGAGGTAGCTGCTAGAGGTTTCTCTCATGCAGTAAATACTGCTAATGATTCTGCATTACTGAAGCTAGTAGAGCAAGGTGATGAGGCTGCGTTAGCTACGTTAGTACAGGCTCAAAACGATATCGTAGCTCTTCGTGCTGCGCTGGAGGGAGCAGGATCTGAAGTTGGTAGAGCACTGCGATACATTCAAAACATACAGAAAGCACAGCAAGAGAATAAACTCATCAACAGTGTCTTTGGAGTTGGTCCATGCTAAAGGTCAGTGATAATTGTAAGAAGTTTCTTCAAGACTTTGCTAGGATGCAGCTAGACGCTAAAGCTAACCTACTACCAGGCGAAGCTAACAAAGTATCTTCGGATGTAGTAAAGCTTGTGTCTTCTAATCCTACGTTAGCTAAAAAGATGCAAGAGTATTACGTCAATAGTCTAATCTCTGGTTTAGGCACACCAGTTGTTAACGTCTATTCAGCCTTCTTCAAAGGTGCTATTGCCCCTTGGGAACGAATGATTGAGTCTGTTGTTGAACGTGGTGCTGAAGGTAAGACTATCCGTGAAGGATTGTCAATGTTCCCTGCTCTAGTGACATCGTTCGCTGAAGCGTGGAGGTTTGCTGGTAGAGGTTTCCTCAACGGTGCTCCGCTGGATCTAACTTATTCTGTAGCTACAAAAGATCTTAATCAGTTTCTAGAGAACTTTAGAACTAGATCTATTGGTGTAGGAAAGATCACTACTAATGCTAATGGTACTGTTAGCTATATTGAACCATCTAAAGCCGCTGAAGTAGCTGGAGAGATTATACGTACTCCTACTAGGGTATCAACAGCAATTGATGAGTTCTCTAAAGCATTCTTTAGACGTATGGAATTTAATGCTCTGAAGTACCGCTATGCTTACGGCATGAGTGATGATCAGTTTCGTAAGATCAACATGAAGAATAATCCAGATGCAACTCCTGAAGAGATCTCCGCTGCTCGAAGAGAGCTAGTTAGTAAGCTTCAAACTGTAGACTTAAATGATGAGAAGTGGCTAACTAAAATGAAGATGGCTGGTCTTGAAAAAGAAGCAGTAGACATTGTTGAGTTTGCTAAGAGAAATGTATTTCAAGAAGACTTTACAGATACTTGGTTAGGTTTAGGTAAAATAGGTAAGGGGTTGACAAAACTTAGAGCTGATGCTCCTTTGTTTTCTTTCATTGTTCCTTTTATCAAAACCCCTGTCAATATCATTAGGGACGCAGTAAAGTACGTGCCTGGGACAGCCTTTAGCTACAAAGATAGTGACCAGTTTTCAAACGTGGTTGCTAAGAATCTTTTAGGGTTAACCGCTATGACTACCTTATGGGGTCTTAGTGATTCTGAAGTCATTACAGGACACCATACTGATAAAGAAAGAGCTACCAAAGAAGCTGCTGGTATACCTGAAATGGCTATCAAACTAGGTGATAAGTGGTATGACTATTCTAGGATAGAGCCATTAGCAACGACACTTGGTTTAACACTAGATGTAATGTCTCGCTACAAAAACCTTGTTCGTGAAGGTAAGGACGAACTCGCTGCAAAACTAGCTGCTCAGTTCTTTGATGTTGCTAAGGATAACATCATTGAAAAGACATTCTTAGCAGGTATTGCTAATATTGTTATGGGTGTGTCTGATTTTGAGAGGTATGGTCCACAGATTCTAAACAATACGGTTGGTTCTCTAGTACCTGCTGTTGTAGGCTCTGTAGCACGTCTACAAGATCCTGTCAACAAAGAAGTGGATAGTGCTATTGCTTCACTAAAGAATCGTATACCAGGCTTAAGAGAAGAGTTACCAACGAAGTTTGACATCCTTGGTAAACCTAAGACAGTAGCTCCAGGGCAAGTTATTGGTTTAGCTGCTAGAGAAGCTGAACAGACACCAGTGCAACAACTGCTTGATAATCCTTATGTGAATATCAGACCAGTTACTAAGAGATTGTATGGTATGGAATTAGATGCTGAACAGCTTAGTCGCTTACGTCAGCTCACTGGTGAGGCTGTAGAGCGGACACTAACACCTAGAGTAGATGCTTTGAACCGTATCGAAGATCCTAGAGTTAGAGCTACCAGAATAGAGAAGATTGTAGAAAAAGCTAGAGAAGCTGGGCGTAAACAGTTTATGTCAGAGAATATCAGAAACCCTGAATTCAGAGATGCTTTTATTAAGTACCGTCAAGAGCAACGAGGTGTCTTTAAAGAAGAACTACCCAGGTTTGATGTAGGGAGATAAT